CGTGGACACCGCAGGGCTTGGGCCAAATGACGTAGGGTGCAGCGAGTTCGTTGGGTTCGTCTGCGTGGAATAGCACGTCAACCGAGAACTCCTTGCGGACCTTGAGGCAGTTGCCTTCTTCGTCCGTGGTTTCGCAGAGGTGGCCGAGGACAACAACGCTATCCATCGGGTCCAACTTGGCGAGGACTTGGTCTGCGATGTTTGCAGATGGGAACGAAAGTTTACGGAAGCAGGGCATTGTTAGAGGGTTGTAAGCGACTGGAGTTCTTGGTTTGTGAGCCTTGTGGTGTAGAGGGCAACAGCACGGATGCGGTTGTTGAAGAAAAGACTTAAATTTCCCGACGCTTCCCTTGCGCCTAAATAAACACGATTTGCCCCAAGCGTTCCGAATGATGCGGTTACGGTTGCCGTGTCTATTATTGAGCCGTTAAGAGCCGTAACAACACCACTTGCAACACTGCTATAACCCAACGCTATTTTGTTTATTCCAGCAGAAAGTGTGGGCGAGGATATTGTGGTACTATACTGCGTATTCCCCGATGCGTCTGATATTGACACAAACAATTGATTCGATGCCTGTAATTGAATCCTTACAGTTCCGCTTATGAATGAGGCTGTTTGTACGCATACGATGGCACCAGCAACGCCCAAGTTCCTCAAATCCACCTCCGCATAAATCGTCCCCTCGGTCTGCCCAATGCATCCGCTGACTGCGCCTGTTACGCTTATCACGTCTGCGTTGCGGGTTACCGCTGCGGTTGTTGTGGGGATGTAGGAGGTTGCTACGGAGCCTGTTTCAAATTGTGCGCCCCAAGCGAAGAACGTCCGAGTTGCGGTTGGTGCATCAAATCCGATTTCCGAACCTGCACTCCCTGCCGAAGCCCCAAGGGTGAATGTAACACGCACACGATACCATCCGTTTCCATAATTTTCTATGCCCGTGCTTACCGAACTTATACCTCCACCACCTGACGATGTTGTTACTGTGCCTGCATTTATGTTAATAATAGCAAGTGCTTGGGCAGCATTTGGTGATGCGGTGTTGTTATTAAAGTAAAATCTAAATGTATCTCCCGATGCAACGGTGTCATTTTTAACAAAGCAAGATGCGGTATAAGTTGTTGAATTGCTTGTTGCGATTACTTGCCTGATATACCCAGCATTGCTTGTAATTGAAATCCTATCAGCGGTTAGGGTGTTGTCGGGGGATGTTGTTTGATTTGCAGTAGGGGTGGTGTTTACGGCATTCCAAGTTGTTGTAAAATCTTCACTCCGCAACGCCAAATTCTGCGCACTCGGCTCTACAAGCAAAGCAGGGCAGCCAGCCGTTCCACCGCTGGTGTAGTAGTCCAGCCTCGGTATCCCCGAAGCCACCACCTCAATCAACCCACTTGCATTCACACGGGTCGCAGTAGTCGCACGGGTTACATTGAAGTCGCCCGATGCTCCCAAGACCACACCACCCGAAGTCGTTGCAACAGGGGTATAGAGTTTGCCCGTTTTGAATCGTGCAGGCACTAAAATCAGCGATGGTGTCGGCATATTAGAAATTGAAGATTGCAGCGAATCGGACGAACAGGCAGCCATTCACGGCAGCCTCAGCAGCGGTCGCACCGTCAGCCGTAGCCCTTGCGTTGAAAGCACCCCACACACCAGCAGCAAGTCCACCGATGAGCATATTGGTCGGGTAGCCGTAGCCGTAGCCGATTAGCATTACAGGAAGGTGTAACCGATGACTGAACCTGCGCTTGGGGTAACGGCAGTAATCTTACCGCCATTCCTTCCGCTGATAACGATACCAGCGGAAACGGATTTGCCACTCAAAGCGTAAGCGGTTAGCAGGTCCTCGCCACCAGTTCCCGTAAGGGTTGTAAAAGTAGCAGCAGCATTGACGACTACGAAGTCGTAAACTTTACCGCTAACGGCAGCATCAACGAACTCCATCGTACCGCCCTGACCGAGCATCTGTTGCAATATGGGTGTAGGCATAATTTGCTTTTTAGTATAAATGTAGGTTAGGTAGGAATTTCACAAACTGAATGGCCGTAAGGAATCTCAAAGGTCATCGTGGCCTGCCATCCTGCTGTGCGGTCATCTCGGCTCTCTACAAAGCGTGTAAGGCTCACGCTGGACGAGAGGGTCCATTCCTCGCTTGGGTCGTTTGTAAGGGCTGAAATGAAGTCCTGAGCGATTTGCAGTTGGTCGCTTAGGACCTCGTCCTCGTTATCCTGCCAACCGAGCGTAGGGCTGCCCGAAACCACGCCACCCATCGGCTTAATGGACTCAACACGGTCAGAAAAGTAAACCCCAACCACCAAGTCCAAAGTACCAGCGTCAGTAGTTGCTGACTGAACGTCCGCAAAAACCAACGGGTAAACAATCCGCTCACGACTTGGGGTTCGCAGGTTTATCGTGTTGTCCGTGCCTACCGCAAGAGGGTCGCCCGTCCCGAAGGAGTTGACTTGAGGATGAGCATTTGCAAGGTCCAAGAGAGCCTGCTTGATTTTTATCCATGACATAGTTTTGCAGTTTCAGTATGTTCTTCTTGTGCGCTCCCATTTCAGCAGTCGTTACAACCAGCCAAAGGTCCGTAGGGGTAGGGGTAGTCAAGGTTGCTGATTCCCATCCTCCTGTTGCGGTCAAGGACCATCCCTGTTCGGTAGTTGGTAGCGTTCGGGTAGATGGTATCAAGAGCCGATGGAGGCGAGTTCCAAAGAGGGTAGGAGTTGCGATTTTCCATCAAGTACCGGGTTATCCTCTCGGAGTACCATTCGGCATCGTTCTTCACTTTGTCGGTCAGCCTTGTGATTTCTTCCATGCTCATCTGCGAGGATTCTTCGCTTGTTCTGCGAACCATGCCCTTGTTCATGTACTTAAAGGCCAACACCATAGGTAACTCGTAGTAAAGCCATTGAATCATCGCTGGCTGAATGTAGTCCTCCAGCAGCGTTTGGTTGAGTGCAGACGTTGAACCGCTGACCACTTGCGTTACCAATTCCCCGTACAACGCAGAGCCAACGATGGGCTGAATCCGCATCTCTTGCACCTTCACAACCGTTGGCCGGATTTGGGTGTAGGATACGTTCTCGTTGATTATTGAGTTGTCCAAGAGCGTTTCTTCGCTGATAAAGAGTGCCTTCATGCCTTCGTGATTTTATTGCCTTTGCGGATGACTAACTGCTGCTCCCAAACGTGCCTGCATTGTGGCCTGTTCACTCCGCTCGGTGTGTGATACCAACCGCCTCTGCGATTCCAAACGGAGTAGCCCATGATTGCAGAAATCCCATCAATATCATCACGGGTATAGACCTTGCCTTGGTCGGCCAAGTCCAACATGACCTTACAAAACTCACGACTGGACTTCTTGTCTTTGTTGCTGAATCCCGTTGCCCATGCGTATTTGTAGCGGACTTCAAGTACAGGCTCGGCAACCTCCTTCACGCCCTTGGGTAGATTCTGCTCGGCAATTTGGTCCACCGCCCTGCTAATGGGGTAGCGGTCTTTGGTCATCAGGTAAGCGATACGCTTGGCGACCTTCGCCTTGCTCACACCAAATTCCTTCGCCATTTCTTCCACCGATGCGTCCCGGTTCTTCTTGCGGTAAGCCTCAATCTTCTTGTCCAGTTCCTTTTCTTCCTCGCCCAGTTCAGCAAAGGCCAAGCGGATGTTTTCGTCAATGTTTGCATCAAACCGCATCGGCTTGGAGTGCATGACATGGTAGTCGTCTGCATGGCTTCCAAACTTGCTTGCAACGACCTCCAAGACCTTGAACTCCTCATCGCCCCAGCCGTAGTCCTCGTCATCTTCTTCGCCCCAAGTCGGTTCGCTGAACTCTTGGGACTGCACTCCGAGCATCGTGTCAATCTCTTGGGCTGATAGTCCAAATCCAGCCGAAAGCATCGTCCTTGCCATTTCCAGCGTGATTTTTTCCTGCATATACTGGCGAACTATTCGCATCAGGTTTTGATACTCCCTGCCCGATAACTTCTTGATGTTGTCGTTGCTCTGCAATGCTTCCACCGCTTGCGGTTGCTCATCGGGTTGTGCATTCGGTCCAACCACATCGGCAGGCTTTTCCAAAGGTTGCAGACCTGCTTTTTCCCGAAGTTCGTCTTGGGTCATTATCTGCAAGAGGGCCTGTTCGCTTAGTCGCTC